GGTATGGTCGCTAATCCTTTCGCTGAAGGAACAACTCAAGGTCTGGGTCGTCTCAGAGTCAACTCCAACCGTTACTACCGTAGAGTTGCGGTCAAGAACTTGATGTGATCCATCAGTTCAATACTGAATCAGGAGACCTTCGGGTCTCCTTTTTTTATGCCTGGATAAATAACTAAAATGTAGTTTCTATTTGGAACTGTAGTATCCGAGTGATAAATGGCATCCTCAAACAAAACTGTAGCAGGTCAGATAGAGAATAGAAATTTTCTTCAACCTGGTGGATTTAGTTTTCAAGTAAACAGAGCACCCAAAGTTTCATACTTTGGTAAGACAGTTACCATCCCAGCATTGAATATGGGTGTAACTGAGCAACCGAATTACTTGAGACCCATTCCAATGCCTGGTGAGATTATTGATTTTGAGGATCTTACCTTTAGTTTCCTAGTAGATGAAGATCTAGAGAACTACATAGAAATTCAAAATTGGATTCGTGGTATTGGGTTTCCAGAAAGTCTGAATGAGATTTATAAGTGGCAGAATGAAGATAAAACAAGTAATCCTTCCAGCACAAAGAACTTGAGTAAGGATTCTTATAAGTATGAATTGAATCTATACTCTGATGCAACTATGATGATTCTAGATTCCATGCAGAGACCCAACTTTAAAGTCGTATATGAGAATGTTTTTCCTACAAGGTTGTCAACTCTAGAGTTTGATGCTACACAAACTGACCTTCAATACTTTACGGCTCAGGTATCTTTCAAGTATACTATCTACAATATAGAAAAAGTTGATAGTTGTTGTTGATGATTGATCTTGATACTATTCAGAAAATGTGGAAGGAAGATTCTGTAATCGATCCTGACAATTTACATATAGAATCACTAGGAATTCCTAGTCTTCATTGTAAATATTTTGACCTATACAATAATATCAACCTTCTCAGAAAGAAGGCTGAACAACAAAGAAAAAATGTAAGACATGAGAGATATGAATATTATTCAGGAAAAGCAGATCCAGAAGTTTATGTTAAAGATCCCTTTCCCAAAAAGGTCAGAGATAAATCATCTATGGAAAAGTATCTGGACGCGGATGATAAACTCTCAGGACTTTCGTTAAAGATAGAATACTACATCACCATGCAACACTATCTGGAGGAAATTTTAAAGATGATCACCCAGAGAACCTATCATATCAAAAATGCAATTGAGTTCCAAAGATTCACAGCAGGTATAGGATAATGGAAGAAGAAGATTACGATTACGATTTTACCGTAAACTTAAAAATAGAAGAGATACAACTCATGTACTATTGTACACTGGAGGCTATCAAATATTGGCCTGGAGCTCCAGCTAGACCATACGAAGAACAAGAGAAACTCTGGGAAGTGAGAGACAATCTCTATAGAATGATATTAGAACATAAGTTTAATTCAATGTGATAAATATTCATAAGTGATAACTATATGAATGGACATCATCATTGAAAAGATCAATGAAGTTTATTTGAAACTTGTAATCAAAGAACCCCATATTGAACACGAAATTAAAGATCGGTTCACTTTTGAGGTGCCTAATGCAAAGTTCATGCCACAATATAGAAAGAGAAACTGGCAAGGTGAGATTTCTCTTTTCGACCTAAGAACCAAAAGACTTTATGCTGGTCTTCTGGATAAACTCTGTGCCTTCTGTGAGAACTCAGGATACACTTATGAGTTTGTAGAGAATAAGTTCTATGGACTTCCTTTCGAAATCAATGATTTTGTAAGTAAGGAAGGAGTAAAGGACTATATGAAGTATATCTCTTCGGAGATTACACCCAGAGACTATCAGATAGATGCTGTATATGATGCTCTTAGATACAATCGTAAACTTCTAATCAGTCCTACTGCATCAGGTAAGTCATTTATGATTTATTCTGTTGTGAGATATCATGTTGGACTGAATAGAAAGGTTCTTCTCATTGTACCCACTACATCCCTTGTAGAACAGATGTATAAGGACTTCGAGAGTTATTCTTGGGATGTATCTAATCACTGCCACAGGATCTATGCCGGTAGGGAGAGAGTGAATACCAATGAGGTTACCATTACTACATGGCAATCTGTATATCAACTTGATAGAACGTTCTTCGAAGACTATGACGTAGTGATTGGAGATGAGGCTCACCTCTTTAAGAGTAAGTCTCTTATGACTATCATGGACAAGTTACACCATGCAAAGTATAGGTATGGGTTCACAGGTACTTTAGACGGGACACAGACTCATAAGTGGGTGTTAGAGGGGTTGTTTGGTCCATCATATAAAGTTACTCAAACTAAGAAGTTGATTGATCAGGGACATCTAGCAACTTTAGATATTCAATGTATCATTCTCAAACACAAACCTCAGAAGTTTGATACCTATGAAGATGAGATTAAGTATCTCATTTCGAATGAGAATAGAAGTAGGTTCATATCAAATCTAACTATTGATCTCAAGGGAAATACTCTGGTTCTCTACACAAGAGTAGAAACTCATGGAGCCATATTATATGAGATGATAAATACTGGTGTGAAGGAAGGAAGAAAGGTATTCTTCATTCATGGTGGTGTAGATGCAGAAGATAGAGAGTTAGTTAGAAAAATTACTGAAGAAGAAAATGACGCTATTATCGTAGCTTCATTTGGAACTTTTAGTACCGGAATTAATATCAAAAACCTTCACAATGTGATATTTGCCTCTCCATCCAAATCTAGGATTAGAAATCTTCAGAGTATTGGTAGAGTCCTCAGAAAAGGCAAAGACAAAGTGAAAGCTAAACTCTATGATATTGCTGATGATATTACTATAAATTCTAGAAAAAATTACACCTTAAATCATTTTATTGAAAGAGTTAAGATCTATGTCTCTGAACAATTCAATTATGACATCGTTACAGTAAATCTAAAAGAACAGGAGAAATGAATGATAGAAGATGATTTTTACAGCACAATCAAATTAAAGAATGGAGAAGAAATCTTTGCAAAAGTATCTGCTTCAGAAGAAGAAGATAGAACTCTGTTAATTATTTCTCATCCTATTGTTATGGATGAGATTGTTATTAGAGGTAATACTGCTGGTTATAAGCTTGAACCTTGGTTAAAGACTTCAAAAGAAGACATGTTAATTCTTAACATGAGTGATGTTCTTACGATAGTTGAATCAAATAATATTGAAATGATTCTTATGTACGAAGAGTTTGTTCGTAAGATGAATAAAGATGTTCGTTCTAAACCTACTAAAGAGATGGGTTACTTAGGTAATGTATCTGAAACTAAGAAGTCTCTAGAGAATCTCTTTAACAACAGCTAAGCTGTCTCTTGAAAACCAACAAACCTATTGTAACCATCTTTCTGAGTCTTGTCAAGTATTTGACTTAGAGGATGGTTTTTGGTATACTAATACCAACAAACATTTTTTTATGAATCAAAATACATCCACTTATACCACAATGGCCAGACCAAAGAAATCTGAACACTATGTAAATAATAAAGAATTCCTCAATGCACTTGAGAACTATTTTGCAGAAGTAACAAGAGCAGAGTTGAATGATAAGCCAAAACCTCCCATTCCTAGGTACATTGGTGAATGTTTTCTCAAGATTGCAAACCATCTATCATATAAGCCTAACTTCGTGAACTACATGTTCAAGGATGATATGATTTGTGATGGTATTGAGAACTGTGTGAGATATATTCACAACTTCAGTCCAGAGAAATCCAAGAACCCTTTTGCATACTTCACTCAAATCATTTACTTTGCTTTCCTGAGAAGAATTTCTCAAGAGAAGAAGCAACTGGAGATCAAGAACAAGATTCTTGAGAAGACTAACTTTGATGAGGTCTTTGATGCAAACGATCTTGACAGTGATAACTATTCAGATTATAATAGCATCAAAGATGCAGTGCATAACAAGTTGAGGTACTGATGAAAATTACAGAAGAACTCATCAAAGAAATTGAATGTGCTCTGGCCATGAGAAAGAAGAATGGTGAAGAGGTCTGGGGAGATGATGATGACATTGAAGTCCAGATTGCTGGAACTTTTGCTGGTGATAAGTTCATCGTAATCAAGAATCGAACAAAGAGTCCAGTAATCTCCTCTCTACCTATGGATAGAGAACATAATCCACAACATAAACATGAAAGTAGCGATAGTAACTGATACTCACTTCGGGGCTAGGAAAAACTCGAAGTTATTTCACAACTACTTCGAGAAGTTCTACAAAGAAGTATTCTTTCCTTATCTTGATGAACATAATATCAAACATGTAGTTCACATGGGAGATTGTTTTGATAGTAGAAAGGGTATCGATTTCTCTGCACTTCAGTGGTCAAAGAGAGTATTCTTCGATGAACTCTCAGTAAGAGGTATTGAGATGCATCTGATCGTAGGTAATCATGATGCATACTACAAGAACACAAATAGCGTGAACGCTGTCGATCTTCTACTAGAAGAGTACGATAATGTGATAACATATAATCAAGCAACTGAAGCTAACATCGCTGGTCTTGATGTTGTATTGATTCCATGGATTAATGAGGAAAATGAAAAGAGCACTAATCAACTTATTCAAACTACAACTTGCGTATGTGCGATGGGGCACCTTGAGTTACGAGGATTTAGAGTTAATCGACAGATCACCATGGANCATGGTCTGGANGGCAAACTATTTGAGAAGTTCGANAAAGTATTCTCGGGNCACTATCACACTAGATCAGATGATGGAAGAGTCTTCTACCTAGGAAATCCNTATGAGATCTACTGGACAGATGTAAATGATCCAAGAGGTTTCACTGTATTTGATACAGAAACACTAGAACATGAACCCATCAATAACCCCTACAGGTTGTTCTATAACATCTACTATGAAAATGATGACTATAGAATGACTGATATGACAATCTATAAGGATAAGATTGTGAAGGTTGTTGTTAGAAAGAAATCAGATCAACTTCTCTTTGAAAAGTTTATTGATAAACTTTATTCTTCTGGAGTATCTGATGTCAAGGTGATTGAAAACTTTGATATCTCCTCAGACGCATCAGTTGATGGTGAGTTTGAATCAGAAGATACCCTCTCTATTCTTGATAGATACATACAAGAGTCTGATACTCAGTTGGACAAAGCATTAGTTCAGAGTATTATTAGAGATATCTATCAGGAAGCATGTGAGTTAGTTTGATGTATATTATCACTGTCAACGGAAAGGAGAAAGAGGGAGCATATTCACAAATAGACGAAGATGGTGATGATATTCTATACATCTTCGAAGAGGAAGATGATGCTACAAGATACTCTATGCAACTGGAAGATCTAGACTATCCAGATATGAATGTTCTTGAGGTTGATGAAGATCTCATGATCAAGACTTGTGAGATACATGGACAAAGATATACTATAATTACACCAAATGATATTGTAATTCCTCGAAAACCTGAAACAAACTTTTTATGATTATCTTTGAAAGAATTAGGTGGCGNAANCTNTTGAGTACTGGAAACCACTTNACAGAAGTAGATCTTAATAAAAATTCAACCACTTTGATTATTGGAACTAATGGATCTGGTAAATCAACAATTTTAGATGCACTAACTTTTGCTTTGTATGGCAAAAGTTTTAGGAAAATTAAAAAAGAGCAACTTATCAATACTACCAATGAAAAGGGAACTATTGTTGAGATTGAATTCTCTGTTAATGGTACAGAATGGAAAGTAGAGAGAGGGATCAAACCAAATATCTTCAAGATTTATAGGAATAATGAGGAATTGGATCAATCACATTCCGCAGTGGATCAGCAGAAGTGGTTGGAACAGAATGTTTTGAAAATGAATCTAAAATCATTCTCACAAATTGTGATCTTAGGTTCCTCTACCTTCGTTCCCTTTATGCAACTACCTACCTCATCAAGAAGGGAAGTTGTTGAGGATCTTTTGGATATTAAGATCTTCTCCTCCATGAATTCCCTTATCAAAGATAAGATTAGAAGTAATAGAGATGAAGTTAAAACTCTAGAACTGAGGAAACAATCCCTCAAAGATAAAGTTGATATGCAAAAGAACTTTATTGATGAGATTGAAAGTACTGGTAAGAAGGATATTGAAGATAAAATTAAAGTAATCGGTGGTCTTCAGGAAGAGATTGACGATTATATGATAAACAATGAAGGACTTCAGAATGAAGTTCAAGATAAGAATTCATCATTGGAAGTATTTGAGAATGCCTCTTCTAGACTGAAGGAGTATGGTAGTTGTAAGGGTAAGATCTCTCAGAAGATTAATAATATTGTTAAGGAACATAAATTCTTTACCGAGAATACGGTTTGTCCCACCTGTGATCAGGATATAGAGGAGTCGTTTCGTGTAAATAGAATTGAAGACTCTCAAAATAAAGCACAGGAATTGCAGAAGGGGTATCAAGAACTCCAAGAGGCAATCAAAGAGGAAGAGACGAGAGAGTCAAAATTCAATACTATCTCAGGAGACATTCGAAAGTTACTTAATGACATTAATCAAAACAATAATAGCATCTCTGGTTGTCAGAAACAAATCAAGAGACTGGAATCAGAAATTCAAACTGTTACCAGTAGACTTGAAAACCGAAATTCTGAACATGAGAAGTTAGAGTCATTTCGTATTAGTCTGGAAGATACCTATCAGAAACTTTCGGAAATCAAAGAGAAAACCTCTTACTATGATTTCTCCTATAATCTCCTAAAAGATGGCGGAGTTAAGTCTCTTATCATCAAAAAGTATCTTCCATTGATCAATCAATCTGTCAACAAGTATCTTCAGTTGATGGATTTCTATATTAACTTTACACTCGATGAAGAGTTCAACGAAACTGTTCAGAGTCCTATTCATGAAGATTTTTCATACTCATCATTCTCTGAAGGGGAGAAGATGAGAATCGATCTCTCCCTCCTCTTCACCTGGAGAGAGATCTCAAGATTCAAAAATAGTGTGAACACAAACCTCATGGTTCTCGATGAGATCTGTGACAGTAGTTTGGATGGAAGCGGTAGTGATGACTTCCTCAAGATCATTAGGTATATGTTGAAGGATACGAATGTGTTTGTGATCTCTCATAAAGAAGGGTTGGAAGATAAGTTTGGAGATGTTCTAAAGTTTGAGAAGGAGAAGGGGTTTTCTAAACTAGTAAAAAGTAATCTGTAGATATGTTACAACTACACAAATGTTAGTAAACTAACACAAAGTATACTATATAATGTAGTGGTATGGAGAATACTATGAAAGATCTTTTATCTCGAAATGAACTCGTGTCATGGCAATGGAACGAAAAAAACACTAGTGAGGAGACAACCGATCAAGTCACAGATTACTTCCAATGTATTTCAGATTGTGAGATTATAGACAGCACCGCAAGGAGGTTTTGCAGACACATTCTAACAGAATAAAATTTCTTAGAAACCAATTCCAGGAGATAGAGAACTGAATTTCCCCGGCTTTAGAGTCGGGGATTGGTGTGCATAGACACTTTATAAACTGACCACCATAGACCACACCACCACCCTTTCCGTGTATCATATACAAGTAAGGGAACACCACACCATGATCAACTACGAAATCAAGTCTCAACTGGCAAAACTCCTGGCTACTGAAGACCTTGTAGTTGAGAACCGGAATGTAGAGACCGCCAGTTTCAATGTAGAGACTAGAGTTCTCACCCTTCCTAAGTGGCAGAGAGCCTCTGAAGAGCTCTATGATATGTTAGTTGGTCATGAAGTTGGTCACGCTCTCTACACTCCTAANGAAGAGTGGGANAAAAGAACTAAAGCTCCTCANTCATTCATAAACATCACTGAAGATGCTCGTATTGAGAAGTTGATGAAACGTAGATATCCTGGACTNAGTAAGAGTTTCTTNAAAGGATATCAAGAACTTNCTANNAATGATTTCTTTGAGGTTGTAGATAAAGATATTTCAAAAATCAACTTNGCTGATAGAGCAAACCTATACTTCAAGATTGGAAACTTNNTTGATATTCCATTCCACAATGAAACTGAGTACTCCATCATNNATATGATGAAGAANTNAGAAACCTTTGATGAAGCCATCCTGGCAGCAGAGGAGATGTATAAGTATTGTCAAGAACAAAGTGATCAAGAACCNGATCAAATCCCAGATACTTCTGGTAGTGGAAGTGGTAGTGGAGATAATACTGAAAGTAGTTCATCTGATTCAGAAGATGAGAATGAAGATGATAAAGGTGATAATCAATCCGTAGAAAATTCCAGTGGTAGTTCTGAAGCTACTAAATCGGATCAACCAACACAACCTGAAGTTGAGGGTTTCACTGATGAAATGTTCTCTGAGGGTATTCAAGATCTGAATGGTTCTTCTGGTGGTGATTCTTACTACTGTGAAGTTCCTAAGATAGTGATGGATAATGTCATTATTTCCAATGAAGATATTCATAATCTTATGAACGATCATTGGAAAATGTACGATAATCTGGATGGTGTAGGAGATGTTTTTAGTGGAGTAGATCAAAGTTTCAATGAGTTTAGGAGATCTTCTCAAAAAGAAGTCAACTATCTTGTGAAAGAATTTGAATGTAAGAAGGCAGCAGACGCATACTCAAGAACGTCTGTATCAAAAACTGGTGTACTTGATTGTTCAAAACTTCACACCTATAAGTACAATGAGGATCTCTTTAAGAAGATATCTATAGTTCCTGATGGTAAGAATCATGGACTTATTTTCTACATTGATTGGTCTGGTTCCATGGCCAATTATCTCTTAGAGACGGTTAAACAACTCTTCAACCTTGTGATGTTCTGTAAAAAAGTTTCTATCCCCTTTGATGTGTATACATTCACAAATGCATATTCCGATAGGTACTCAAAGACCGCAAAGGTGGAGAAAAAGATTGAAGGTGAATTCCACATCAGTGAAGATTTCAATCTGGTAAAAATTCTTACAGATAAAGTTTCCTCAAAAGAATTCAACAACCAGATGAAAAATATCTGGAGGGTTTCTAATTACTACAGTAGAAGTTCTTATGTTAATTTTGTTCCTCCATATCAAATGTCCCTTGGGGGAACACCACTCAATGAAGCTATTGTGATGTTACATCAGATTGTTCCTGAATTTAAAAAGAATAATGGGTTACAAAAGGTTCAGTGTGTAGTTCTTAGTGATGGAGAATCCAATGTTCTTCCTGTAAACTATAGGTTTGAATATAATAATGGTAATAGTGAATTAACTTCCACTTATCACTATGGTAGTTACTCTTATCTTCGTAACAGAAAAACTGGTAGGACCTATAATATCCCACATGAATACTATAGGTTCACTGAAGTTCTCCTTAAGAACCTGAGAGATAGTTTCCCTGATACTAACTTCATTGGTATTCGTATTTGTGGAAGTTCTAATGTTCTTTCCAATTTTGTTCGTAGGTATCAACAACCTGATCCCAAAGAATATCTCAAAATGAAAAAGAATAAGTATTTTGATATCGAAGAATCTGGATACAACTCCTACTTTGGTATTGTATCTTCTATTCTTAGTAATGANACTGANTTTGATGTNGAGGAAGGAGCTACTAAAGCAAAAATCAAATCAGCATTTATTAAGAATCTTAAATCTAAGTCTCTAAATAANGAAGTACTTAATAGGTTCATCGATCTCGTCTGTTGAGACAGTTGACAAACCGTCCACTAGAGGGGGATTCCACCCCCCTTCTACTGTATACTTAATTCAGTTGAGAGAACTCCATGTCCATGTCTACAGAATACATTCTCACTTCATTGAAAGGTCTCTATGGTGAGTCTGTAACCACTGGTGACGTTCGTGCATGGTGTGCTATGAACGGAACCTCCTATCCAACAGTCACCAAAAAACTTGGTGATTATAAAGTTGGTCGTGGTAAGTGGAATCTGACAGTACAAGAAAAACTAGAGAAAGTTTATAATAGTCCATCTGTAGAAAATCACATCGAACAAAACCTAATCCCCGACAAAGATGATACCTTCGTCAAGTTTGGCAATTATAGTGATGTTAAGGCCATTATCAAAGCCGGTCTGTTCTATCCTACATTCATCACTGGACTTTCTGGAAACGGTAAAACGTTTCTTGTCGAACAAGTTTGTTCTCAACTCAAAAGAGAGTTAATCCGTGTCAACATTACTATCGAGACTGACGAGGATGATCTTATTGGTGGCTTTCGTCTTGTTGGTGGTGAAACTGTCTGGCATAATGGACCAGTCGTGGAGGCTCTGGAACGTGGAGCAGTGTTGCTTCTAGATGAAGTTGATCTGGCATCAAACAAGATCCTTTGTCTCCAGTCCATTCTTGAAGGTAAGGGTGTCTTCCTCAANAAGATTGGTAAGTATGTAAAACCAACTCNGGGATTCAACGTTATTGCAACAGCAAACACCAAGGGTAAGGGTTCTGATGATGGTAGGTTNGTTGGAACTAACGTTCTCAATGAAGCTTTCCTTGAGAGATTCCCTGTTACCTTCGAACAGTCCTACCCTATTCCTTCCATAGAACAAAAGATTTTGGAAGGTATCTCTTTAGATCTTGGACTACATGACGTTGTATTCTGTAAACGTCTTGTGGACTGGGCTGATATCATCCGTAAAACCTTCTACGATGGTGGTATTGATGAGATCATCTCTACTCGTCGTTTAGTTCACATCATCCGAGCATATTCTATCTTTGGTAACAAATCCAAATCAATTCAGATGTGTATCAATCGATTTGATGATGAGACCAAACAGTCCTTCTTGGAACTGTATGATAAAGTTGATGATGAGTTCCAAATGGAAGTTGAGTCAATTGATGGTATAGGTGGTTGACACCCACCTCTTTTTCCTTTATAATATTAAATGTGTAATTCTTTACTATGAACTCGGACTACGAACAAGAGATTGAACTTAATCTTAATCTTAACTATGGGTATAGTGATGAATATAGTGTACCATACACAGAGACCCCAGATATAATTTCTATGGATAATAGTAAATGGAAGTATAACGAAGAAGAGATTGTAAAAGAACTCTTAGAATATATTGGATCAACCTATAGACAACACTACTCCGCAGGTGATGATAAGATTCAAACTCTGGATCTAATCGAAGCATGTGGTGATGGTGAAGCATTTTGTAGGAGTAACATTCTCAAATATGCTTCTAGGTATGATAAAAAAGGAACGTCAAGACGTGATATAATTAAGATCCTACATTACGCAGTTCTACTTCTCAACTTCAACGACAAAAACGCAACACGTGAAACTTACAATCAATGATTATGAAACTCTCTGATACAACTGTCAACTTCCTCAAGAACTTCTCCACTATCAACCAATCCATCCTTTTCAAGGAAGGTAACAAACTCCGCACTATCAGTGTTATGAAGAACATTCTTGTCGAAGCTTCAATTCAAGAAGAGTTCCCTAAGGACTTTGGTATCTATGATCTGAACCAGTTCCTGAATGGTCTGTCTCTTCTTAATTCTCCAGAACTTGATTTTGAGAGTAATGAATCTGTGATGATTCGTGAAGGTAGAAAGCGTTCTAAGTTCTTCTTCGCAGATCCTTCTGTGATTGTATCTCCCCCAGATAAAGAGATCACCCTTCCCTCTGAGGATGTATCCTTCACTCTCACAGCACAAGATCTCCAACAACTGAAGAAAGCTTCTTCTATCTACCAAGTGCCTGATATCTCAGTGATTGGTGGGTCTGGTGTTATCAAACTGGTAGCACGAGATAAGAAGAATGATACTTCTAATGATTTCTCCATTGTTGTCGGTGAGACAGAGGATTCATTTATATTCAACTTCAAAGAAGAGAACCTGAAGATTCTTCCTGGTGACTATGATGTTGTAGTATCATCAAAACTTCTTTCCAGATTCACCAGTAAGAACTATGATCTCACTTACTACATTGCACTCGAACCTGACTCGACCTTCGGTTGATGTTTCTATGAGGATCTTGGGTAGTGCTCTTGTAATCATTGCCTATTTCATTATCCTCCATGTTAGCACAACACTTGGGGTTGTAGTTCAAACAATAGGGGATGGTATTTCAATCCCATACTTCATAAGAACAAGATCTTGGGATGTTGTTATTATGGTAACATTTATACTGATAATTTCTTTATCACATTTATTATGAAAGACTGGAGAACTATCTTCGAAGATCTATCGGAAGATGATAAGTTCAAACTTGCCGTTCTTAGAGTGATTGAGTGTACTAATGGAGTTATCCAGTACGCTCATAGAGAGAATAGATCATACGCTCTACCGATAGAAGATACTCGAAGATCAATGAAGTTTAGTATGTCCTCTATCAAAAACCTCATAATCCCTTTAGGTGATGAAGAGATAGTTTTTGCTGGGGATATTGTCGAACACTTTACAGAGATTCGTAACCTCTATTTGAGTGGAGCTAAAAAAGGTAATGATGAGGATTACTCAGAGTTTATGAGAGCATCTGGGATCATGATCGAGGTTCTCGGCTATGGGAGAATTGTTAAGGCTCATGACTATCTCTTGGATAAGGTCACTGAAATACCCCCAGACAAGTTAGTATGGGGTCTGGAATACATGAGGCAATTCCTTTGAACATCTTCGTAACAAACCCAAGTCCCTACAAGTCTGCAATGGTTCTTCCTGACAAACATATTGTCAAGATGCCTTTGGAGACTTGTCAAATGCTGGCTATTGTCTGTTCTGATAAGTGGGGTCATGGGTTTGGAACTCTACCTAAGGCTGATGGAACCCCCTACAAGACTGAGAAAGGTGCCTTTCGTAATCACCCCTGTACCATCTGGGCCAATGAGTTCGTAATGAACTGGCAGTGGCTCCTGTCCCATGGTCTGGCCCTCTGTGAGGAGTACCGGAGTAGGTATGGAAAGACCCATACCTGTGAGAGTACTCTTCTCCATGCCAAGACCATCCTACCTACTGGAGACCCTAC